GAGTGGGAACAAGTTATTGAGTTTGATCAGGCCATTCGTAAAGCAGGGGGTATGCGAGGAGAGACGTTTATCCATCGACAATGCAAAGATAGGGATCACGGTACTGACGGGATTGACCGAGAACCCGGATTCGGTGATATTTAGTTTGAACAGGAATGCTTATAAGGCTATCGACGGTGCGGACAAGCTGACGACGCATTTAGTTAATCCAACACTAGTTATCGACAGTCTCATCACGGCAGGGGGTGTGGCGTTACTACTTCAGCAGGGAGCCAAGGCGTGTGCAGCGGTCGAGTGCTGGTGGGCATTGGCCGGATAACGAATGCTCAGCGTTTCTGATGAAGTAGCTCGAGAGATCCTGGCGCTTGAAGAAGCGCGGAAACGACTGCAGATAAGGGAAACGGCGCGAGAGGACTTTTTGACCTTTGTACACCACGTATATGACGGGTTTATCGAGGGGGCACATCATAAAAAAATAGCCGCGCAATTCGAGCGGTTGGCCGTGGACCGTGGCGCACGGGTCATTATCAATCTGCCGCCACGGCACACCAAGTCCGAATTTGCCAGTTACATGTTGCCGGCGTGGCTTATTGGCCGGAATCCTGCGTTAAAAATCATTCAGACCACGCATACAGCGGAACTGGCGATACGCTTTGGCCGCAAGGTGCGTAACCTGATGGAGCGGAAGGAATACCGCGACATCTTTCCGGAAGTGGAGTTACGCGCCGATTCCAAGGCAGCGGGGCGCTGGGACACGGGCCAGGGGGGTGAATATTACGCAGCGGGCGTAGGGGGTGCCATCACGGGTCGTGGTGCGGATCTACTTATTATCGACGATCCACATTCTGAGCAGGACGCCCTGTCGGAATCGGCCATGGACAATGCCTACGAGTGGTATACCTCCGGTCCCCGGCAGCGGTTGCAGCCCGGCGGGTCCATCGTCATCGTAATGACGCGGTGGAGTCTGAAGGATTTGACCGGCAAGCTGGTTCGAGCGCAGGCCACCGACGTACTGGCCGACCAGTGGGAAGTGGTGGAGTTTCCAGCGATATTGCCGAGTGGCAACGTACTGTGGCCCGGTTTCTGGAACAAGGACGAGTTGCTGCAGGTCAAGGCATCTCTATCGCTCAGCAAGTGGAATGCCCAATGGCAGCAGAACCCGGTTGCGGAAGAGGGGGCCATTATCAAGAAGGAATGGTGGAAAACGTGGGAAAAGGACGACATTCCGCCGGTTTCGTACATTATGCAGAGCTATGACACGGCATTCAGTAAGAAAGAGACAGCGGATTACTCCGCCATCACCACCTGGGGCATATTCAAGCCCAAGGAGGGGGAAACGGACAACATCATCCTGATGGGTGCGGAGCGGGGGCGCTGGGACTTCCCGGAACTTAAATCAAAAGCCCTCGAGGAGTACAAATACTGGGATCCGGACATGGTACTTATTGAGGCCAAGGCCACGGGTACGCCCCTGACGGACGAATTGCGGACGATGGGGATCCCCGTAGTCAATTACACGCCCTCCAGGGGGAAGGACAAGCACACGCGGATGCACATGGTCGCGCCCATATTCGAGTCCGGCAAGGTGTGGGCGCCGGATAAACGCTTTTCGGAAGAGGTGATCGACGAATGCGCGGCTTTTCCGAACGGCGACTACGACGATTACTGTGACAGCATGTCCATGGCGCTTATTCGCTATCGCAAGGGAGGCTTTTTGCGCCTGGACAGTGACGAGGAGGATAATATTCCCATGTATAAGCCACAGGCACGTCAGTATTACTGAGGAAATCTAATGATACAGACTCTAATTCCGCAAATAGCGCCCATTCTGGGGAGTGTACTGGACCGCTTTTTCCCTGATAAAGAGAAAGCGGCGGAAGCCCAGCGCGCCATCGAGAGCGCATTACTGGAAAATGCCGCGCAAATCAATTTGGCGCAAATCGAGGTCAATAAGGCCGAGGCCCAGCACCGCACTATTTTCGTGGCCGGGTGGCGCCCCTTCATTGGCTGGGTCTGTGGCGTTGCCCTGGCATGGCATTTCGTTGGGGTGCCGGTCACTATATTTTTTATTGCGTGGGCCGGAGCGGAAGTGCCGGAACTTCCAGCTTTTGACATGAACAGCCTGATGACGGTTTTGATGGGGATGCTGGGCCTTGGTGGACTTCGCACGTTTGAGAAAATGAAGGGCCTTACTCAATAGTGCTTGACACCTAACTATTTCAATATAGGAATAATTTCTTTATATTAAAGGGTGGCTTCTGCCACCCTTTTTCTTGAGGAGCATTTGAATGGCCGAGGGACGACCGTCCTTACTTGATGAAGTCATGCCAGCGCAGGGAATGCCGCTGGGCGGCATGGGCGATGAAGAAATCGAAGTCGAGGAGATCCAAGAACCGACCGACATGCTCGAGCAGGATGACGGTTCCGTCATCGTGAATTTTGAAGAGGCCATACAAGAGCAACTTCTTGCTGACCAGGATGCCAACCTGGCAGAAATTCTTGATGAACGGGTTCTGATGGAGATTTCCAATGATCTTCTCGGTTTTTATGAAGAGGACAGGTCTAGTCGTCAGGAGTGGGTAGACACTTATAGTGAAGGACTCGGTCTGCTTGGTATCAAGTACGAAGACCGAGAAGAACCTTTCCGTGGTTCGAGTGGTGTCACCCATCCATTGATTGCAGAAGCAGTCACCCAGTTCCAGGCACAGGCGTACAAGGAGCTTCTTCCAAGTTCTGGTCCGGTACGAGCGCAGATCGTAGGTGCGACCAACCCCCAGGTCGAAGAACAGGCGCAACGTGTCAAAGAATTTATGAACTACCAGATCATGCACGTCATGGACGAGTACGATCCGGAAACAGACCGCTTATTGTTTTATTTACCGCTGGCCGGCAGTGCCTTCAAGAAAGTTTATTTTGACGACATCCTGGATCGTGCAGTAGCGCGGTTCGTGCCGGCGGATGATCTGGTCGTTCCTTACAACGCTTCCGACTTGTCCTCTGCTGCGCGGATTATTCATGTTATCCGCATGAGCGGTAATGACATCAAGAAATTCCAGGCAGGCGGCTTTTACCGGGACATCGAACTCAAGCCTTACGAAGAAGACAACGAGCTTGTTACGAAAGAACGTGAGTTGTCCGGTATCGAGAAAACGACTGACGATTTGGATTCCACACTTTTAGAAGTGCATACGGATTTAGATTTGCCAGGGTTTGAACATGTGAGTCCTTTGGACAACGAACCTACTGGCATCAAGCTTCCTTATATCATCACCGTAGACGAAGGCAGTACCAAGATTCTTTCGATCAGACGTAACTGGCGTGAAGGTGATGAGTATTACCGCAAGCAGCAATACTTCACGCATTACAAGTTTCTACCTGGTCTTGGCTTTTACGGTTTTGGCCTGTTGCACATGATCGGTGGACTGGGGCGCTCTGCCACTTCGATTTTGAGACAGCTCATTGATGCTGGCACCCTGGCCAATCTTCCAGCTGGATTCAAGGCGCGTGGCATTCGCATACGCGATTCCGACGAGCCGCTTTCACCTGGAGAATTTAGAGACATCGACGTTCCTGGTGGCAAGCTCGCTGAAAGCATCTTGCCGCTTCCGTACAAGGAACCCAGCCAGACCTTAATGCAACTGCTGGGTTTTGTGGTGGATGCTGGCCGTCGCTTTGCGGCGATTACTGATTTACAGGTGGGTGATGGAAACCAACAGGCTGCGGTAGGAACTACCGTGGCACTTCTTGAACGTGGCTCCAAGGTCATGTCGGCTATTCATAAACGGTTGCACTATGCCCAAAAACAAGAGTTTAAGATGCTGGCTCGAGTATTTTCTGAATCGCTGCCACCGATTTATCCATACAATGTATGGGGCGCTGAAACATCTATTAAACAAACTGATTTCGATGACCGTATCGATATTATCCCGGTGTCTGACCCGAATATCTTCTCGATGTCGCAGCGTTTGGCATTGGCTCAAACACAATTGCAGTTGGCGCAGAGTAATCCACAGATTCACAATCTGTATGAAGCGTATCGTAGAATTTATGAAGCAATTGGTGTCCAGAATATTGAAGGCTTGTTGCCGGCTCCGAAACCGCCTCAGCCAACTGATCCGGCGATAGAGAACGCCAGGTCGCTTATCCAGGAAAATTTACAGGCGTTTCCTACCCAAGATCATGATTCCCATATCCAGGCGCACATCATATTTATGAAGACGCCTATTCCAGCCTCGACGCCACCTATCTTTGCGTTGCTGCAGGCTCATTTGTGTGAGCATGTAGCCTACAAGGCGCGAGGTGTAGCCATGGCAGAAATGTCCATGGCTTCTCAGCAAGCGCCCCAGATGGGACAGCAAGCGCCCCAGATGGGACAGCAGGAGCAACCACAGCAGGAGCAACCACAGGATGTGGAGGCACGGGTTTCCCAGCTTATTGCAGAATATACGCAGGAAATCATGGCGGCATTAATGCCACCACCGGAAGGCGAAGTTGATCCGCTGGTGCAGCTGCGGTCCAAGGAATTGGACATCAAGGCTTCGGATGTTCAACGCAAGACTGAAGAATTTACAGTGAAGCAGGCTTTTGAAGAGCAGCGTGAAGGGGAACGTCAGGACCTAACACGCGAGAAGATGGATTCGCAGGAAGACATTGC